TGCCGATATAGGAGAAGGCACAAATATTGATTTTGACAGAGATGAAGAACTTAGAGATTCTGCTGTTTACAATCCCACACCAGCAGATTCATTTCCTGACTTTAATCTTGACGAAGCTGGTGGTTATGGGGAAGAAGCTCTTGTCAATGATATTGGTTCAGATTCATTTCCTGACTTTAATCTTGACCAAGCTGGTGGTTATGAGGAAGAAGCCGTCACTGATATTAATTCAGAGTTAGGTACTTTTGATTTAGATAGTATAGCTGAAGAGGCGTTTTCATCTGACAATTTTGTATTTCCTGATGATGAGGTAATTAAACTAGAAAAACTTATTAATGACAAAACATTAGATACAACTACTAAAAAAATTGTAGACGGATCAAAGGATGAAGCTGGGGATAATCTTTACTACAAGGTATTAGACGAATTAAATAAAGGTAATTATCCTGAAGAAACTAAAAAAGAACTTCTGAAGCGTCTAAGAGATGGAATAAGAAACCAAGGTTGGGTTCGTGACGCTGTTAGTTTTGCTTCTAAAGCTCACCCTATTTTATTCTTAGTTGATAAGCTTATGATAGGATTAGTTAAAAAAGACATGAAGTTCCAAGCTGACCTACTAGATGGAGATAAAAGAGGCTACTTAAAAGCGGGTCAAACAGCGACAGCGGTTAGAATACAAAAAGGCAAGCATAAAGGTAAGTATGTTGGTGTTGTTATTATGGAAGGTGATAAGGTAATTGAATACAAAGGTCATGCAATTATGCCTCATCAATTTGATAGAAAAGACCCTCTTTATGATTATATTTTAGGCGACTCATTCAAACCTGGCCCTGATTCTGATGATTCTCCTGCTCCTAATGATCCATGTCCAGCGGGTTATGTATTAAGTGGTGGATCTTGTGTCCCAGTTCAAAATGTAGGTGAAGATGATGACACAACTGAGGATGATACAACTGATGATGATACTGAAGATGAAACACCTACAGAAACTCTAGACGAGATTATTGCTAGAATTAGACAGCCTCCTAGAGTTCCTACTGAACCTACTGAGACATTCAAGCCAATTACTTTTGCGAACCAAGGTGGCGCAATGGGGGTAGATCCTCTTACAAGTGGAGCTGTAACAGATAGTTTAGCTTCAGCGACACAAAGGTTTTTAAGTAGCTTAACGGGGTAGAGTTATGGACGGTGTAGAAGACTTTTCGCAGTTTCTAACTGACGAAGAGCTTATGAAAGTTGCTCCCATGTTGGAGCGAATTCATAAATTAGACGAAAGAGAAGAGAAACAAAAAGATTTCATGTCTTTTGTTAAGTATGTGTGGCCTGATTTTATTGAGGGGGCGCATCATAAGATTTATGCTGAAAAATTGCAGGCTGTGGCTGATGGTAAGATCAAAAGACTTATAATTAACATGCCTCCTCGTCACACAAAGAGTGAGTTCGCATCATTTTTGTTCCCAACGTGGCTTATGGGACGTGATCCTACTAAAAAAATAATTCAAGCAACTCACACGGCGGAGTTGGCGGTTGGTTTTGGTCGAAAAGTAAAGAATTTGATTGAGAATGAGGACTTTCAGGACATTTTTCCTGACGTTAAGCTTGCTGTTGATGCTAAAGCCTCTGGTCGATGGAGTACAAACGCGGGTGGAGAGTATTATGCGGTTGGTGTTGGGGGTGCGTTAGCTGGTCGTGGTGCTGATTTAGCCATTATTGATGATCCTGTGTCTGAGCAAGACGCATTAAGTGCTACTGCGCTTGATAGTATCTACGAATGGTACACTTCTGGCCCTAGACAGCGTTTACAGCCTGGTGGTTCGATCATAATTGTGATGACTAGGTGGTCTATTAGGGACTTAACGGCAAAAGTTTTGGCTAAACAGAGCGAAAAAGGAGCTGATAAGTGGGATATAGTAGAATTTCCCGCAATTATGCCCTCTGGTAAGTCATTATGGCCTGAATACTGGAAATTAGAGGAGTTAGAGGGGGTAAAAGCGTCTATTCCTGTGGGAAAGTGGAACGCACAGTACATGCAGAACCCCACAGCCGAAGAAGGGGCGATAATCAAGCGAGAATGGTGGCAAAAGTGGGAAAAAGAGGACCCTCCTGAGTGTAATTACATCATTCAGAGCTATGATACGGCCTTTAGTAAGAGCGATAGAGCCGACTATTCTGCGGTTACAACATGGGGAATATTCACTGAACCTAAGACAGATCAAGAGCATATCATGCTTTTAGACGCTGTTAAGGGCCGTTGGGAGTTCCCACAGCTAAAAGAAGAGGCAAATGAACTTTACAAATTGTATGACCCTGATATGGTTCTCATAGAGCAAAAAGGTTCAGGAATGCCTTTAACGCAAGAATTAAGGCGTATGGGTATTCCAGTAACACCATTTACTCCGAGCCGTGGTGCTGATAAGTTTACGAGGATGCACTCCTGCGCTCCTGTATTTGAGAGTGGCATGGTGTGGTGTCCTGAGACTAATTTTGCGGATGAGGTGATGGAAGAATGTGCTTCTTTTCCTAATGGCGAACATGATGACTTGGCAGATAGCATGACACAGGCTATACTCCGTTTTAGACAAGGTGGTTTTATTGTTACCCCAACTGACTATGATGACGAAGATGACAACGAATTTAGAAGCTCAAGAGAGTATTATTAGGAGATAAAGATGGCAAATATGGCAGACAGTATTAGACAAGCTAAAATGATAACGGATTCAACGGGAGCTGGTGCAGGTAAAACTGTTAGTGACGAAGATGTAGATCGTTTAAGAAAAATGATGGCTGAACGAAATATGGCTAACACGGAGTCTCAAAATGCCACTACTGACATGGATGCAGAAAAAGCAGGTATGATTAAAAAACTTATGATGATGATGGGTGGCAGCAAAGGTGGAGCGGGCAAAGGCATGATGGGCGGCGGTATGGTTAAGAAATACAAAGGCGGTGGTCCAATTAAGAAGTACAAGGGCGGTGGTTGTGTAATGCCAGGTCGTGGAAAAAGTCGAGCAATGAACAAGTAAAGGATTAGTGGTATGGTAGTTTACAAAGCTAAAAAGTCGGACACTGGCGGTCAGTTTTATCAATCGGACGCTCACAAAAAAAATGTGCTACTGAAAAGTAAAACTGGGGAAAACACTAAATCACAAGCGGCTGTTGAAAAAGCTTTGAGTAAAAAAATGCGTAGCGGCGAAATTTCTCCTGAAGATAATGCCTCTAGATATGTAGATATGTATTTCGACTCAGTTTCAGATGCTATTCACAACCCGCCAAAATCGAAGGGTACTGGTAAAGCCGTTATGAAAGGCCGTGGCGGAAAATTTAAAGGAGTAAACTAATGAAAAAGAAAAAATCAATAAAAACACCTACTGATGGCAATAAGCAAAATGCAGTTACAGGTGTAATGAGTGAGTCTTTTAACAATCTAAAAAAGGCTCCTATGACAGGCGGAACAGGCGCAGGAAACTCTAGAGGCGGTGGAGCTGCACTAAGAGGAACTAAGTTTATTGGCGTTAGATAGCGCAAAGAGGTTGGGGTAGAGTGCAACAGGTGAGTCCTCCCACTAACTGTTGTCTGTTCCCATTTTTGGAGAGAAAAGTGGTATGAGCAATTTCTGCCCCAACACTTTATATATAGGAGATAACAATGGCTGTTGAGAGAGATATGGGAGCAGGTGGTATGCCTGGAATTCTTCCTTTAGATGAAAATCCTGAAGCGATTGTTGAAATAGAAGAAATGCAAATTGGACCTGGAATCCTAGAAATGGAAGATGGTTCTGCTATTGTGGGTGAATTTGAAGAAGAAACTGTTACTATAGACATTCCTTTTGACGGAAACTTAGCAGATACTATGGACTCTTCAGAATTAGGAACAATAGCGTCTGACTTAATAGGTTCTATCGATGATGATTTGTCTTCAAGGAAAGATTGGGAAGACACTTATAAAAAAGGTATAGAGTTTCTTGGCATGAAGGACGAGAAGCGTTCTCAGCCATTTGAAGGCTCCTCTGGCATTGTTCACCCTCTTTTAGCCGAGTCTGTTACTCAATTCCAAGCCCAAGCCTACAGGGAGCTATTACCAGCCCAAGGGCCAGTAAGAGTACAGGTATTTGGCGAAGAGACTGAAGCTCTTATTAAGCAAGCTGAGAGAGTTCAAGAGTACATGAACTATATGATTACATGTAAGATGGAAGAATATGATCCAGAGTTAGATCAAATGTTATTCTACTTACCTATTATTGGTTCTACATTTAAAAAGATTTATTTTAACCCATTAAAAAACAGAGCTGTATCTGACTTTGTTCACGCAGAAGATTTAATTGTTCCATACGGAGTATCAGATATAGCATCTTCTCCTAGAGTTACGCATAGAATTAGCATGAATTCCAATGAAGTTAAAAAGCTTCAATTAGCAGGTTTTTATAGTGACGACATAGATTTACCTTCTTCTGGAATAGATGATTCTGGGGAAGTTCAAGAATCTATTAACAATGTTCAGGGTGTTCATCCAACTAATAGCTCAGATGAGTTAACTTTATATGAAGTACATTTAAACCTAGATTTAGACGGATTTGAAGATATAGATGAAGTGGGTGAGCCTACTGGTTTACAGTTGCCTTATATCGTAACAATTTTAGAGGATACTAGCGAAGTATTATCTATTAGGCGTAACTACGAAGAGCAAGACGCAATGAAGAAACAAAAACATTTCTTTGTTCATTACAAGTTTCTTCCAGGTCTTGGTTTTTATGGGTTGGGGCTAACTCATATGATTGGAGGGTTAGCTCAAGCTTCCACTTCAATTTTAAGACAGCTTATAGATGCAGGAACTTTAGCGAATCTTCCTGCTGGATTTAAGGCTCGTGGCGCTAGAATTAGAAATGATGATGAGCCACTACAGCCTGGAGAATTTAGAGATATAGATGTAGTTAGCGGTGATTTGCGTGGTGCGCTTATGCCATTACCATTTAAAGAGCCTTCAGGTACTTTGTACAACCTTTTAGGTAATCTCGTAGACGCAGGGCGCAGATTTGCGTCTATGGCAGACCTAAAAGTAGGTGAAATGGGGGGTGATACTCCTGTTGGGACTACTATGGCTATTATGGAGCGCGGCACAAAAGTTATGTCTGCTATCCATAAAAGGCTACATTACTCTCAAAAATTAGAGTTTAAGCTATTAGCTCAAGTGTTTGCCAAAAGCGTAGAGCCATATCCCTATATTATTTCAAATGAAGTTGGTCCAGAAGTTAAGGCACAAGACTTTGATGGTAGAGTTGATGTTGTTCCTACTAGCGATCCAAACATATTCTCTATGTCTCAAAGAATTGCATTAGCTCAAACACAGTTGCAGTTAGTTCAATCTAATCCAGAGATACATGGTGGCCCACAAGGTTTATACCAAGCTTATCGTAAAATGTACGAGGCTTTAGGTGTTAGCAATATTGATGCGTTACTGCCTGCACCCCCACAGCCTCAACCTGTTAACGCGGCAAAAGAGAATCAAAACTCTTTATTAGGCGTTCCATTGCAGGCATTTACAGGGCAAGATCATCAAGCACATATTGAGACTCATTTAGCCATTATGTCTACTCCAGCAGTAGAAATGAACCAAAATGCTATTATGACCTTACAGGGGCATGTTCAAGAACACATTGGATTAATGTCTGAAGAGCAAGCACAGCAGCAAATTATGCAAGGAATACCTCCTGAAGTTCAGCAAGATCCACAACAAATGGAAGCTATGATGCAGCAAATACAGCCACAAGTAGATAAGATTGCGGCTCAAATAATAGCAGATACTGTAGAACAGTTATCACAATCTATGGAAACTCCTCCAGAAACTGATCCTCTTGTGGATATTAGGAATAAAGAATTAGATATAAAATCGGCTGATTTACAACGCAAAGAAAACGAATTTCTTTCTAGGCAAGAATTTGACAAAGAAAAAGAAAATAATGATAATATGATAGATCAACAACGAATTTCTGTTTCTGAAAATGCTTTAAGAGATAAAACAAGAATAGCAGAAGATCGCATCCAAACTCAAAGAGATATAGCATCTCTTAATGCCAGACAGAAAGCAAATTAAAAGGAGATTACAATGGGTTCTGTAAGAGATAAGATTATTCAACAAATAAGAGCAGCTAAAAAAAATATTGTTAAAGTTGTTGAAACAGTAAAAGTTAGAGCAAGGACTGAAGAGGGTCATTTTGTAAAAGACGATCCTAAAACACCAGAAAATGAAGCTTGGGTTGAGAAACCAAAATCAGAAGTTAAAGTTAAATCAAAAGTTAAAAAAACCATTAAAAAGAAATAGATGGTAATTGTACTTGCCTTTCCTTTATCATGGTATATTGTCCTAAATTATGGACGCAATAAATTTAGCAGACTACTTATTAAAAAACATTCGCGAGCGTATATCTAGAGTTAAAGACACGCTTGCTGATGGTTCGATTAACTCATTTGATGAGTATCGGTATATTGCAGGTCAACTACGCGGAATGGCCTTTATTGAAGATGAAATTAAAACCGCGATGAAAGGTGTAATGTTAGAAGATGACTAAAAAATTATATGTTCCTGAACATGTCGCAAGATCCTTAGCAAATAAAAAAGAACCTGAAATGCCAAAAGCACTAAAAACTGCCTTTGGTGGAGGAGCCTCTAGAGAGCCAGAGAAGAGTAAAAATGAAGATGATCCTTCTAATCTAGAAAGTTCTGTAATAGAACGCCTACCCCAGCCAACTGGTTATAGAGTTCTTATTATCCCATATTATCCTAGCTCCAAAACTAAAGGTGGAGTAATAGTTCCAGACTCTGTTCGAGAGCGTGAATCCTTCGCAACTGTGGCGGCTTACGTTGTTAAACTTGGGCCTGACGCTTACACAGATACCCAGAAATTCCCAAGCGGTGCTTGGGCATCTGAAAAGAAATGGGTATTAATAGGAAGATATGCTGGAAATAGGTTTAAAGTGGAAGGTTTAGAGGTTCGTCTTATAAATGACGACAATATTATTGCGACTATCCTTGACCCCGAAGATATTTCATATGTATAAAGCAAAGGAGAACAGGAAAAATGTCTATGGCTGAAAATATTAAAGAAGAAATTGTTGAAGATGATGTTTCTAATGAAACAACGTCTGTAGAAATAGATCTTGAAGCTGAAGAATCTAATGATTCTGATCAAACCCGAACAAATGTTCGTGAAGAAGTTAAGGCAGAACCAAAAGAAGATGAGTTAGCTAGTTATAGCGAAGGTGTTAAGAAAAGAATTAACAAGCTTACTGCTAAACAAAAATTAGCCTCTGAAGAAGCAGTTGCCGCTTTAAATTATGCAAAACAAAAAGAACAAGAGAATGAGACTCTCAGAAACAAGTTAGCTCGATTAGATAAGGGATATTTATCTGAATATGAAGGGCGTGTAAGTTCTCAAGAGAATGACGTAAAAAGAGCTTTAACTGAAGCTTTAGACGCAGGAGACAACGGAAAAGTTGCTGAGGCTCAATCAGCTATTTCTCAAATTGCTATAGAAAAAGAACGTCTTAGGGTTCAAAAAGCCAGATCTGCTCGTGAAGCAAAAGAACAGGCGTACTACAGACAGCAAGAGCAGGCTAGAGCGCAGAATCCTCAACCTAGAGTAAATGACGCAAGAGCTGCTGAAAATGCCACACTTTTGAATGGTTGGAGAGCTAAAAATGAATGGTTTGGAGATGGAGGGGACACAGTTATGACTGCTGTCGCTGAACAACTTCACAAAGATATGGTTACTGAAGGATTTGATCCTATATCAACTGATTATTATTCAGAAATTGATAAAAGAATGAGATCTGAAATGCCAACTAAATTTAAGAGTGACAAGAAAAACGTCCAAGTTGTCACTCCTACGCCTGGAAACGGTCGGTCTATAAAAAAAGGACGGAAACAATCAGTAGAACTTACTAAGGGTCAGGTGGCGTTTGCTAATAAAATGCGAATACCTCTGGATAAATATGCGGCTGAAGTTGTTAGACTGGAAAATAGGAGAGATTAAAATGGCAGATAGAGTTTCACGCGATACAACAACGCGGGAGGTCCAAGAAAGACCTCAACAGTGGCGACCTGGTTCTGCTTTAAACGCTCCAGAGCCTCCAATAGGCTATAAACATAGGTGGATTCGTGAGTCTGTATTAGAGTACGATGACAAAACAAACGTTCATAAGAAACGGCAGGAAGGCTGGGAACTCGTTCGCGCTGAAGAGCATCCCGATTATTTTGGACCAACAGTAGATGAGGGAAGGAACGCAGGCGTTATAGGCGTAGGCGGATTAGTTTTAGCTCGTATCCCTATTGAAATGGTTAAACAGCGGAATGAGCATTATCTTAATGCTTCAAAGAATCAAATGGATGCCGTGGACAATGATTGGATGCGTGAAAACAATCCCAACATGCCCAAAATGGCTCCTCAACGTCAATCATCTGTAAGCTTCGGATCTAAACGAGGCTCAGAAAACTCTAAAGGAGAGTAAAAATGGCAAATCAAGATGCCCCTTTTGGTCTACGTCCTATTGGAAGAATCGGGGGAACCCCATTCACAGGAGGCCAAAATCGCTATCGAATCGCCGCTAACTATAATACATCAATTTTCCAAGGCGATATGGTAGCTCAAGTTACTGGAGGTACTGTAGCAATACATGCTGACGGTGGACAGGTACCAATAGTTGGTGTATTTAACGGCTGTGAGTACACAGACCCTACTACTGGTAAGGTAACATTTAGTAACTTTTATCCAGCAAGTACCAATGCTGCTGATATTATTGCGTTTATTATTGATGACCCTATGGTTGTTTATGAAATTCAATCGGATGCAATATTCCCAATCGCAGATCTATTCGGTAACTTTGATATTATCTATACTACAGCAGGAAGCACACAAAGTGGTGTTTCAGGTTCTGAGTTAGAAGTAACTACTGGTGGAACAGCAACTAATTTACCGTTAAAGGCAATTGATATTTCTCAAGACCCTGACAATAGTGATGTAGCTACTGCTAACGCCAATATCAAAGTTGTAATTGAAAATCATATATTCGGGCTTAAAGGCGCTGGATTAGCATAGGAAGGAGACTAAGTTATGGCAATTTCACGTTCACAACTAGTTGCAGAACTAGAACCTGGTCTAAACGCCTTGTTCGGGATGGAATATGATCGTTATGATAACGAACATGCGGAAATCTTTGATACAGAATCATCAGACAGAGCTTTTGAAGAAGAAGTAATGTTGGCTGGTTTTGGAAGCGCACCGACCAAAACTGAAGGCGCAGGAGTTGGTTTCGACTCGGCTAACGAAGCATACACTGCTCGTTATTCACACGAAACCGTCGCTCTAGCTTTCGCACTAACTGAGGAAGCAATTGAGGACAACCTCTATGACCGACTTGGCGCACGTTATACTAAGGCATTAGCCCGATCTATGGCGCACACTAAGCAGGTTAAAGCAGCGGCTGTTCTAAACAATGCTTTTAATACTGCATTTACTGGCGGTGATGGTGTAGAGCTTTGCTCTCGCGTGCATCCCTTGAATGGTGGCGGTACGTTTGCAAACGAACCAACAACTCCAGCAGATCTTAACGAAACTTCGTTAGAAAATGCTTTAATTGATGTTGCAGGATTTGTAGATGAGAGGAACATGGTTGTTGCTCTTCGTGGTATGAAATTAATAATTCCACCTCAGCTACAGTTTATTGCAGATCGTTTGCTAGAAACCACACTACGCCCATCAACTGCTGATAATGACATCAACGCAGTTAAAAACATGGGAATGGTTTCTGAAGGATATACTGTCAATCACTTCTTGACAGATCCTGATGCGTTCTTCCTCAAAACAGATGCTCCTAACGGATTTAAGCATTTTGAGCGTTCTCCAATGCGTACTAACATGGAAGCTGATTTCGATACAGGTAACATGCGGTTTAAAGCCCGTGAGCGTTATTCTTTCGGATTTAGTGACCCACGTTGCGTATATGGATCACCTGGAGCTTAATAATTGCTCTTGTTAAAAGAATATAAAAGGCGGCTTTGGTCGCCTTTTTTTATTAATTGTAAAAAGGATTGAAAAAATGAATTGGATTATAAATAGACTATCTGAGCCTTCTTCATGGGGCGCAATTGGCGTTGGTGTAATTGCTATAGGAACAATTACAGGAATTGGGGAATTAGTTTTTGTAGGTTTGGGTTGTGCCATATTAGGTTTAATTCTTTCTGAAGAAGCTAAAAAATAAATTAAAGGTTGCACTCTTTCTTTTTACAAAGAGGTAGTGTAACCTGTAACCACCTTGACAGTCGCATTCCGCGCCTGACATTTGCCACGACAAGGAGATTAACATGGCTAATACAACTTTTAACGGACCAGTTCGTTCCCAAAACGGATTTCAAGATATTGATATTGACGCTACAACCGGAAGAGTTACGACGGGTTCAACCTATGGTGAATCAGCTAAAGTAGATGACGGTATTTCTAATAAAACGGGTGTAGTTGCAGCAACGGGAACCATTTTACAAATGGCAAACGGTTTCTCAGCACCTCTGGTAAAAAACACTCACTATCTTACACCAGCTAATGGTAACGCGATTACAGCAACGCTACCAGCTCAAGCGGATTCCGAAGAAGGCGATTCAATTATTGTTGATTACAACGTGCTTGCTTCTAACGGACAGACTATGAAGTTTGGTACTGCGGGTGAGTTCTTTGCAGTAAATTCTGCAATATACAAGAACACTACTGTACTAGCGAATGTTAACGCAGTGTTAGTAGCGAATGGCACTAGCCATGATTTCCTTAATGCAGTTGGTCTAACCAACGCGGGTCCAGGAATTGGAAGCCGCATAATATTTACTTATAGTGGAGCTGCGTGGAGAGCGGAAGCGCGTCTCGCGTCTTCAGGTTCTGGTGCGGCGGCGGGTACTTCGGTCTTTGCTACTAGTTAATTAATCTGGCGGGGATACGTCCCCGCCTACATTTTGAAGGAGAATAATATGGGCGATGTACAAGCCACGTTTATTGTATCAGCAGCCGCAGATCCGAACGGAATTTCAGTAAGCGCAGAGGTTGGAAACAACGCTAACTTAGTTATAACTGGCGCGTTAGCAAGCGGTGGTTCTGTGACTTTTGATAGTCCTAGAAATGTTACTATTACTTCTGGTGGTAATGACAGTGGAATAACTTTTACAGTTACTGGAACAAATGCAAACGGAGTGGGCCTAGCAGAAACTATTACAGGCGGAAACTCTGGAATAGCAACGGGAACATCAATATTTGCAACGGTCACTCAGATTACCGCAGTAGGTGATCCAGCGGGAACAGTTATAGCGGGTTCTGGAGCTACAATACAAGCTACTATTTTTGCTGGAAGATGTAGAATAAAAGGTATTTATTTGGTTAGCACTGCTACAGGTGGGACAATTTCATTTAGAAACGCTTCTGTAACTGGTACAGCCCTCATGCAGTATCAAACTCCAGCAGGTGTAGGTGCTGAATATCCAGATATACCTGGAGATGGAATGGTGTTTTCAAACGGTGCGTTCCTTACTTACAGTTCTGTTAATGCAACTTCTGCAACGATCTTCTACGCTTAGAGGTTCTTATGGCTGATAACATGCCAAAGAGAAATAAAAAGAACTTTCGCCCTACTAAGAGTGGGGCGGGAATGACAAAAGCTGGTGTTGCATCGTATAGAGCAAAGAACCCAAAATCAAAGTTAAAGACTGCGGTTACGGGAACAGTTAAGAAAGGTAGCAAGGATGCGAAGAGACGAAAGTCTTATTGCGCTAGGTCTGCTGGACAAATGAAAAAGTTTCCGAAGGCGGCTAAAGACCCCAACAGTCGGCTTCGTCAAGCTAGAAAAAGATGGAAATGCAGATAGTCAAAGGGAAATGTAAATTATGACTGTATCAAACTCAAAAGATTTTGAACTAGATGTTTCTGAATATATAGAAGAAGCTTTTGAGCGTTGTGGTTTAGACGCAAGAACTGGTTATGATTTAAAAACTGCAAAAAGGTCTATGAATTTATTATTTGCAGATTGGGCTAACAGAGGTTTAAATCAATGGACTATAACGCAAAGAAATTTTACTGTTATTCAAAATGATGGTGAATATGATTTAAATGCTGATGTTATAGATATACTATCACTTGTAGTTCGAAGAGACGGAACAGATTATTCATTAGAAAGAATAAGTAGAGATGCTTATTTAAATATACCCTCTAAAACCACAACAGGGAGACCTACTCAATTCTTTTTAGATCGTCAAATTACTCCTAATTTAAAAATTTGGCCTTTACCTGATAATTCTACGGATAGTATATATTATGATGCTCTGACTAGATTATACGATGCGGATACTTATACTGATACTATTGGCGTTCCTTTTAGGTTTTATCCTGCTTTAGCGGCAGGATTATCTTATTATATAGCTATAAAAAAAGCTCCTGATAGAATACAATTATTAAAAGGTATTTATGATGAAGAGATGGATAGGGCAATGGAAGAAGACCGAGATAGGGCTTCTTTTCATGTCGCTCCTTCCCTAAGAGGTTATAATAATGTCTAAATATGCTAGTGACAGATGGGCTTATGGAATTTCAGACCGTTCTGGATTTAGATATAGATTAAAAGATATGAGAAAAGAATGGACAGGTTTCTTAGTTGGAAAAGATGAATGGGAACCAAAACAACCACAATTAGATCCTATTAGGGTCAAACCTGATGCTCAGGCTTTAAAAGATCCAAGGCCAGAACAAAATTTAACTGAGCAACGAAGTATTCAATGGGGTTGGAATCCTGTAGGAATGAGAAATGACTATGGATTAACTCCTAACGATCTCCCAGGAACGGGTTCCGTAGGTAGTGTAAAGGTGGTAACAACATGAGCTATACATACGCACAATTAAAAGCTGCTATACAAAATTATACGGACAACACGGAAACCTCGTTTGTGGCTAATATCGATGATTTTATACAGAGCGCCGAACAAACAATATTGAACTCAATAGATCTACAGTACTTTAGAAAAAATGTAACGGGTGTAACGTCGGGAACGGGGACTAATCCGTACTTGCAAGTTCCTTCGGATTATTTAGCGTCATTTAGTTTGTCTGTTTTAAATGGTACTACTAAAGAATTTTTATTAGAAAAAGATGTTAATTACATTCAATCTGTAAATCCAACAGATGCTACAGGTGTTCCTAAATATTACGCTTATTTTGACATAAACAACTTTATTTTAGCACCAACCCCTGCGGAAGTTTATACTGCGGAATTACATTATTTTTACAGACCTATCAGCCTTACTAGTGCAACGGTTGGTGACAGCGGTACAACATGGTTAAGCGAAAATGCGCCAAATGCTATGTTATACGGAAGTTTAGTGGAAGCTAATATATACATGAAGGGAGAGCAGGATTTGCAACAATTATACAATGAAAGATTTTTAAGGTCTTTAGAAAGATTAAAAGATTACGGAGAGGCAAGAGAAAACTCTGATGCTTACCGTAAAGGGCTTCCGACAAGGCCGCGAACATGAAAATAGCTATTGTTGGATTGGGTGGGAGTTACTCCGACTACATTGCTGCTAGAATACGTTCAGAACATTTCGATGAAGTCTGGGGCATTAATTGCGTAGGTGGTATCATTCATGTTGATAAAACTATAATGATGGACCCCGTATCTCGGTTCTTGGACTCAGATGATGCGGGATCACAGACGGGAATAGCTCGACAATTCTTAGAAAATAATACTAAACCTATCATTACTTGTGAAATGGACAATCGAGTAAAACATTTAGAGCCGTATCCCTTGGAAGAAGTTATTAAAGAACTTAACATTTGTTATTTTAACAACACCGTTCCTTATGCAATTGCGTATGCGATATACTATGGGGCAAAAGAACTTTGTTTATATGGCTTAGATTACACATACAAGAATGTAAGTATGGCAGAAGCAGGAAGAGCTTGCACAGAGTTTTGGTGTGCTATTGCTACCACTAGAGGCATAAAGATAGAGGTTGCACATAGTTCTGGGCTTTTAGATACGAATGTGCCGGAGAATGAAAAGCTCTATGGGTATCACAGATTGGATGATCCTTTAGTGCAGTCACATAAGTCGGGAGGCCTATTAATAACTAGGCAGTCTAAGGTAGAGCCACCAGAGCCATTGGATCAAGATCCGATAATCTTTGGGAGGCACGATCATAAACACATGAATGGGGGAGAAGTAACAAATGTTTAGTGTAAATGGAGGAGTAGAAACAGGTTTTGTTAACGTAGTTTCGTCGGACAATGGTGGACTAAGTAACGATCAAATTTCTGATATGGCGACAAATAAAATTGTTGCGGTGTCCGAAACAGCACCAGAACCGATTAGGCAACAAGCGCAAGCTTTTTCAGAAAATGTACGAAAAGTCGTGCATTATCATATAGAGTTGGCTAGACGTGAGGAACGTGCTACTATAACTCATAAATTAAGAGAAGCTGGTCACCCCGACCTAGCCAACGCTATAAGGAGAATATAAAATGGCAATCACACAAGCAATGTGTACATCTTTTAAGACACAACTTTTGACTGGAACACATAACTTTGCTACTAACGGAAACGCATTTAAATTAGCACTGTATGCTATTGGTGGCGGCGGAAAATCAAGCACAACTGCAACTCTTGGCGCAACAACTACTGTGCTTGTAACAACTGGAGAAGTAGCTTCAAGTGGAACGTATGTTACAGGTGGTTTAGCTTTAACTAAAGTTCAGCCCGCAGCAAGTGGAACAACAGCAATCACTGATTTTGGTGACAGAAGTTTTACAACTGCGTCTATTACGGCAAGAGGTGCTTTGATATACAATGACACTAACGGGAATAAAGCAGTAGCAGTTCTTGATTTTGGAGCAAATAAAACATCCACTTCAGGTACGTTTACTATTCAGTTCCCTACGTTTGATGCTTCTAACGCTATAATCCGTATCGCTTAAAGGAGTAACATCCTTTGGCGAATATAGGTTGGGGTCAGAGTACT